CCACCACTGAAACCAGCGGCACCACCAGCCCCAGCTTGGCTGGCATACATTCCTGCAGGGGTTTCGGAAAGGAAACCTCTTTCTTCTTGTAAAAATCTTTCTTGGTTTTCGAGCAGGACAGCGGTAACAGCCTTTCTATATGGGTCAGCGATCTTATCAAGACCTTCTGCCTCTAAAAGGGGTTCCCACTTTCTCTGCAATTGTTCTGAAAGGAACATTGCTTTTTCTCCTTGTTGTCTTGTAAAAAGTGTTGTTTTTAACTGAAATTATTTATAATTAAGATTAATTTCACTTAGAATATTTGGAAATTGCTCTGAGATAAGCACTCATTTGAGGACCAAAATCCTCAACAGCCTCTTCAGTCAATACCTCATTTCTTGAAGAACCTGTTGCTCTTGGGAAATATGATTCCTTGAGAGCTTCAAGTTTTTCACGATATGTATCTTCACTATCAAACTCAACACTTTCAGCAAGACCAGCAAGCTTTTCCTTCTGAGTTAAAGCTAACCCTTCAGTGACTTCATTAAAAATGGTATCGCTTACAGCCTCACTTAATCTTTGATTTAATTGAACATTTCTTTCGATTTGTTCGTTGAGTTTTTCTTCCATTTCATCTAATCTCATAACCATATTCTCTAATACATCATATCTATCTTCAGGGATTTCTACATAATGTTCTTCAAAGAGTGACTTCAGACCACTCATGAATGATTCTGAAAGTTCTCCTTTCAGACCATTCTCAATCTGAAGAGCATTCTCATCAATCCACTCTTCAGAAACATACTCAAGATAAGAATCTACTCTTTCTGTTAATTCTTTTTTAATTGCAGCAACTTCTTCAACAAGTGCTTTATTGAACTTTTGCTCAAGTGATTCTTTAATTTCTGCGATCTTGGTCTTGACTGCAGATTCAAAAATAAGAGTTGCTTTTTCTTTAAACTCTTCTGAAAGATCTTCATTGCCAATTAAGGCATTGACATCTTCATCAAAGTTAAGTTCAAACTCTTCTTCCATTTCCTCTTCTTCGTCCTCATCCTCATCCTTTTCTTCCTTTTCCTTCTTCTCTTTCTTTTCTTTATTCTCTTCTTCAGAAACTACTTCTTCAGTATCTTCTTCGGACTCTTCAATAATTTCTTCTTCGGTCTCAACTTCCTCATAACTTGCTTGCTTGCCAACAATTTTGGCAGGCATTGGGTCAGCAGACTTGGCACCCTTGTTGACTACATTCTTAACTTGCTTAAGAGTAGCACCAGGGGTCTTTAACTTATTAGAATCTCCAACAGGATGATTCTCAGTTGGGGTAGGACCACCAAGGTCTTCCCAAGAACCTGATTGACCTTCTACCTTTGCATCAAAACTTGGCATTGATTCAGCAGGTCTTGCACCTTTGTTTACAGCGGTGACTGATTTTTTAGTAGATACTTCCATTTCTTGTAAGTTGTTACCGGCACTCATTTGTATACTCCGAATAAAAAATCTTTGATTTATTCTATATTTATTTATAAATTACAGATTTAACAAATAATCATTCAACAATTTAAGTTTTCTTTGCTCAGATAATTTTCTTTGCTTTGAATATAATTCAATTCTTCTTCTTGTATCCTCCGCTGCTTTTTCTTTAAGAATACCACCTTCCCAAACCCATTCTTTACCTTCCATGATTCCCTGAACAAATGCATCAGGAGCAGAAGGGTCAGCAACAATGTCAGCAGCAGTTGCTAACATAAAGTCATCTGCAACATATTTAACTCCATTCTTTTCGACCATAGAACCAAGTCCTCTGGAAGAAACTCCAAGTTTAACTCCTTCATCCAAAAGAGACTTGGCAATATTTCCCATAGGTGTATCAAGAATTTTTGCTTTCCCTACAAAGTTATTACCCTCTGCAGTGAGAGAGGTAATCATATGTGAAACTCTATCCAGATTTACAGTAGGACCATCTGGATGACCAAGTTCTCCTAGAGCACGTCCACTTTTAATAAAGTTTTCTGTGTATCTCTTCACTTCACGCTCAAGAATTGGAAATGGGTAGCATCTACCATTTCTATTGGTAATCTCAGCTTGAAGAAATGGTCCTGTAATGTACAGGGACTGCTTACCATCCTTTTCTTCTTTGATGATCTCTACTGATTCTATTTCTTCTGTGATGAGTTTCATTGGATTAAGCCTGTGATGCTATTTGAACTTCTGTAATATATAAAGACCCTGAAGCAGTTGCTGCTGCAGAAACTTTTACACTTTTTGAAACATATGCATTGGTAATTGTTGCAATACCAATAGCAGAACTATCATAATTAATTGTAATAGTTGTACTTGAAATATTTTCAGTAACTGCTGTCACTTCATTATGGGAAGTATTAATTCCAATAGAACCTGCAATAGTCACATAATCACCAATAACAAATGGGTTTCCATTATTATGTCCCAAGTTAATAATAGTGGAAGATCCAGTAGTAATACCAACAATTTTTTGTCTGGCAACCTTTTCCTTTATAATTTCAGGTTGATTTGGTGACAGATAGAAATCATCTGTAGATGCTGATGGATTTGCTCCAACAACAACATTACATCCAACACTTGATGTCAATCTCAAATATCCAGATGTTAATTCAAATGGTGTGCTGGTAGTTACACCAGAAGCAACTGATAGTGTGGGTACTACTTGTGCAATTTTTAAAGCCATCAATCTCCCTCTGTTTCTTGATATTGAACATTACCAAACATTGATTGTGCTATCAAAGGTCTGTATGAATTAATCTTTTCAGCAGATTTCGCATAAAGAAGTTCTTTAATTTTGTCAGAAACTCTTTCTGCAGAATTATCTGTCATTAAAATATCCAATAAATCATTATTAGAATCCATAAAAAATCCTCAAAGTTTATAGAAGTATTTATATTTCTGCTGCTTTGGTGTTAATTTTAGTTGATGCTTGTGCTTCAGCATCAGCAGCAGACTCTTGTCCTTCAAGTCCAGGTTCCATTGGAACTTGTCCTAACATTTGCATTTGTTGGTCTGCAGATATTGGTAAGATTGGAGAACCATTTGGTCCCATGGGAGGATTTTCTTTGGGATCTGCATAATCTCCCTTTTGAATTTCCTTATTGATTAATCTATCCTGGTCTACAATTTCTTGATCAGTTTGTCTCAGAATCTTCCTTCTTACATAGTCCTTGGAGTAATAAGTTCCAATGTAAGGTTGAATTGCTGCAGCAAGATTTAATCTTTCATTCATCAATTCACTATCTTTTAATTCAGTAAAATGACTATCATAAAGATAATCATACTGAATGTGATCGCTCATTTTTTCCCAATCTTCTGGGGTAACAATATTCTTAAGAATTAATTGAGTCTTAAGCATATCATGAAATAAATGACAGAATCTTTTTCTCAGTCTTCCAATAAACTTACCAAACATCAATTCATCTCTAAGAATTTCAGATGAACGACCTAAATTAAATCCACCATCAGAAGCGGTTCTTGATTCTGGAACATTAAGTGCCCTGAAAAGTTTCTTTTGGAAATATTGGACATCTGCAAGTTCTCCAAGATTTTGTCCACCAGGAAGAGTTGTAATTTCTGTTCCTCTACCACCCTCTCTTCTTGGAAGCCAAAAATCTTCCATCATGCTCATAAATCTCTTATCATCACGCATTTCTCCAGTATTAGCATCATAAACAAGTTTATTTCTATACCTGTTCATAACATCACGAAGATATTGCTCTGCTTTTACCTTAGGAAGATTTCCTACATCAATGTAGAAAATTCTTCTTTCTGGAGCCCTTGAAAGTCTGTAAATGACCAAAGCATCTTCAATCATTCTAAGTTGATTGAGTGCTTTAATTGCTTTATGAAGATATGAAAGTGTAAGTTTTCTATTTCTATCTACAAGACCTGATGTTACAAAAGTTATAGAATCTTTTGCAATTTGAATTCCTTTACCAGTTGCAGCATATTTTTGAATTGAAGCATCTGGATAATAAATGAAATATTCATCAATTTCAGGTTCTGCAAAAACATCTTTGTCCCTTGTATCTGGAACAAGTGATTTGCCAACTTCTTTTCCAGTTTTTCTTTCAACCCTCATAAATTTCACTCTTAGAGGGTCAATGCTTCTAATATCTTTAATTCCTTCTTCTGGTTTTTTTAAATCAATTACTTTATGATAAAGTAAACGACCATCAACATACCAGTTTCTAAAAATTTCATGAGACTTTTTATCAAAGTCTATTAAATCTTTAAGATATTTAAACTCTTCTCTAATAATTTTTTTTAATCCATCACTAGCATTTAAATTACTTAATTCAATCTCTATGGGAGAATCATTTAAGTCGCTTATGATAGCTTCATTAACTACATTTTCAATAGCACTATCACACTCTGGGTGCAATGCCATTTCACGATATCTTCTGATAAGGTCGTATTCATTTCTAAATACTCCTTCAATGTCTACATATTGTCCATAAAAACCACTAGTGATATAATAATCAACCCCATCCTCGTTATTTTCGGGGACAGGGGATATAGCACTTTTAGGTAATTCTGGCTTATCTTCAATAGAAAATCCAAAAAGTTTTGGCATAGTATAAATTTAAACTGTAGAAGTATTTAGATGATATCTGAAGCGTTGGTTCCAGTCTTAGCTTCCCACCACTGAACTTGAAGGTCTACTGTAAACTCTTCAATTTCATTTTCATTGTTATAAGAAAGGTCAATGGTTGAAACTGAAGTTGGGAATACTCCATGAACAATATACTTTCTTAAAACATCAATGTTTTGACTGTTGAGCGCATTTGGAGGAACACCAGGACCTCTTGAGAGTTGAGTAACATTCATATCTGCCATATATTCTGATGGATTGATAGTTCCAGACCCATCAGAAACTTTTACAATATAATTAACCCATCTCTCAAAGAAACTTCTCCATTTGAAGTCTGTGTCATTAATAACGGTAATTGTCCAAACATCAAAGGTTCTGTCTCCAGCAATCTTTAAAGTTCTTCCTCTAAAAGGAACTGGAATTTCAGTAATGTTTGATGCAGGCATACCTGCTGCCTTGATAAGCATCAAGTCTCCCTCATCAAAAGTTACTCCCAACTGAGAGAAAACAGAGTTAATTGCTCCAGTAGAAGTTGCTGTGGTTCCAGGAAGTCCACCTTGCTCTGATCCAAAACTTACTTCAAATAAGTTGCTACGAGCACCACCACCCCTTAATTTAGTTTTAAAAGCATCAATAGTTCTTTCTTGAAAAGTAGCCATTTTAGTTTCTCCTGATTAAATTAAACTGTACCTACAATGGTTTCAAATGAAACACCAGTTCTTGTAGCAACAAATGTAAGACCAATGAAGTTAATTGACCTTGCTGGTTTTACATAAATGTCAGCAATAAATTCATTTCTATCAATTACATCAGGGGTGTTATTTGTATCATCACAAACCAAGAGGAAATCAGTAATTCCTCTCTTAGCTTGAACATCTCTTAGATATGGTTCAACAATGTTGATGAAGTTTGCTCTTGTTGTGGCATCATTAAATTCAAAGAGTTGAGCATTAGCTGCTCCTTTAATTGCTTGCTCAATTGTGATGAACAGTCTTCTAACATTGATTCTATCAAATGCAGATTGATATGAGAGAGCAGTCTTATCACCAAACAAAATGATTCCAGATCCTGGAGATGAAATTACAGGATTAATTCTTTGTGAATAAAGTTGGTCTCTTGCATTTTGATCTGGATTGTATGCAAGTTTGATTGCATACTTAAATGAACCTCTGGCACTTCCTGCAGGGGAATACCAAGGGAACTGCTCAATATCAGTTCTCACACAAAGACCAGCAACATCTCCTGAACAAGGAATGTATACAAACTGTTGATTATATCTATCATAGACATATTGATATCCACTATCAAATACAGCATATGAAGAAGAAGTTAATGGGCTAAAGAATGAAAGAATATTGGAGAGTTGAGTTGATTGAGGAGTAACATTAACAACCAATTCTCTACTTGGAGAAATAAATGCAACACAATCTTTTCTTGATTCTGCAATTGAAATCATGTAGTTTGCTTTTGCTTGCTCCTCATCTTTGCCCAAGGAAGTTGATCCTTGGAGTAAGAAATTCAGAGGTACTGAAGTTTCATCTGCAAGATAATCATAAGCATCAGTGATATTTGCTAATGTTGCTTGAAGTCCACCAATATTATTAGTTCCACTATAGTCTTTTCCTCCAGTCAAAGTATATGATACATTACCAATAGAATTGAAGGATATACCCTCTGCAGGAACTGCCCAACCACCATCTGAAGTACTTTGTGGGGTAAATCCAGAAGTAAATTTAGAAGCTACTGGAGTTGTGTTCCAATATGCATCTGCAGAGTCTCCAACTGAAGTTCCAGCATAAATGTATCTAGAATTTAATGCAATATAATCTTTGTAAAAAATATTTCTAGATGGTGAAATTTTGGTATCAGATGCTTTAGAAATATTGACAAATTTTTCAAGAATTGATTGTGATGTCCCAGTAATATTGCTTGCTTTTTTACTGTCAACTACAACAACATGCATTGCATCATTGCTTCCACCTCTTTCAGTAACATATGCATTTGTTCTTGGTTTTGGAGCAACGGATCTCCATGCTACTGTGATAGAATCTCCTTTAGATACATCTAAAATATTTTGTGTATTGTACCAATCTCTAACTGTTGATGGAGTAACTGTATTGAGAATAGATCCAGTTGAATCCACAACATCAAAAGATGTTGGTTTAAATTCATAAACACTATTTTGAGTGTACTCTTGATCAGTTTCTACACCATCAAGAACTTTTGAAACAACTCTAACAGAAATTGATGAATTCCCTACCCCAGTCACAATTCCTTTCAAATAACCAGAAACTTCGGTGGTTGTACCAACTCCTGCAACAACTCCACTTAGAGTCTGAGTGATTCCATATCCAACTTGAATGTCTGGACCTGAAAGTGTATAGATTCCAAAATCAAAAGTTGTTGTCATTTGAACTGAGTTCAGAGTAGCAGTACTAAGAGTGACAGTGCTGCTTCCAATTCCAGTAACTGTAGTTGCAGATCCTACAATACCAGTTACTGGCAAAACAAAATGACCTTCTACAATTCCTGTAGTATTAATTCCAGTGATTATAGTAGTTGTAATTCCAATTGTTCCAGCAGCATCATCTACAACTGTATTGAATAGATTAGTTCCAGTATTAATTCCTGAAATAGTTTGATCTGCAAAATTGTCAATTACGCAAACTTTAAGTTCTTCTGCCCAATATCCAGGATCTTTTGCTGCCCAGTAATATGTTGTTGGTGTTGATTCCTGATATTCATCAAAATTGTTAATTACAACTGATGTTGATGCTATACCAACTCCAGCATTTGAATTTCTAAGATTTGTTCCAGCACATCTAACAACTTTTAAATTTCCTCCATATGCAAGGAAATTTGATGCAGTATACCATGACTCATAGTGGAAATTATTAGAAGATGGTTTTCCAAAAATAGTTACTAAATCATTTTCATTGAAAACAGTAACAACTTCGTTTACTGGACCCTTTAAAAAAGGTGCTGCTATCCCAGCAGAAAGTGGAAGAGTAGCTGTTACTCCACCTCTGGTTAAATCAACTTCTCTTACTTTAATACCTGGAGATGCTAAGCTTAACGCCATTTTGACTCCTCTAAATGCTTCATTTTGCTCTACAAGTATTTATAAATTTCTCCTTTTACCTGTAATCCCACATATAAGAGAACTCATGAGACCTATCTCCATACTCATCAAGATGCCAAACATCACCATTAACATCAACTTCAGTTTTATCTTCTAATCCTGTCATAATAAATCCAAATGGAGACATATCTTGTTCTATTTGATTTTTTTGCTCTTCATATAATCTTTTTCTAACATCTTGTTCAGTAAGTTCTTTGAAATAATCCTGAGCAACTAACCAAGCATAAATTACCAAACACATTGCTAGGTCATCATTGCATCCTTCTTCTGCCTCAAATGAATTATGTTTTTGAATAAATGTTGTCAATTCGCTAATAATTTCATAGTCACTAAAGATAAGTTTATCTTCTTCAATCATTGTCTTTAAATTAAGACACCCAACTTTTTTGACAGTCTTAGACATCTTTAATCCAAGTTGAGTTTTCTTTCCAGAAAATCCTTGACCAACAATTTGACCTGCTCTTCCTCTCATAGAACACATAAGAAGATTTTGATACTCTAAATCATATTGAATGATTGCTGCTACTTGATCGCCAACATCATTGACCTCACATAAAATAAAAGCGTTATTATATGCCTTTGCAACATCAAAAATAATGTTAGGGAAAAGCATAGGTTTAATTTCATTATTTCTGTATTTTGCTACAATCCGATGTGGAAAAGACGTGATATCGAATACAACAAACGCGGAATAATCACTTCCCACTCCTCTTGCTACATCAACAGTAATTAAATAATCTTTTTTAGGATTTGAATTTTCATATACGTCCAGTCCTTTATTTCTTTTAATTGGACTGTCATATACCAAACTCTTAAGTTTGCTTGGCGCAATTAGAGTATCAACAGAACCTAAAAATTCACATTCAAACTCAATCTTAAATTGTTGTTCTGATGTGTTGGCAATAGTTTGTGCTTTCCATTTATCATCCCTTCCAGAAACTTCTGACCAGTGAACTTCTGTTGGTACATATTCATTTTTACCTCTTTCAGCATCATGCCACAAACGATAGAAATGATTCATACCGTGTGGGGTAGATACAATAATAACTTTTGTAGATTGTCCAGAAGAAATTGTAGGATATACAGATGCAAAGAAGTCATCTGCAAGATGATTTTGAACGAATGCAAATTCATCAAGGAAGATGATATTGTATGACCCACCTCTAACTGCTGATGCAGATGTAGAGGCAGCAAGAATCTTAGAACCATTTTCCAGTTCCATAGATCCTCTGTTCCAAGCTATGATGCCCTGCTGTAACCACTTTGGCAGATTCTCATAAGCAGTTTGTAATCTTTGAAGCAAATCTCTTGCAGTAGATGCTTTGTTAGCAAGAATTGCTATATTTACATTATCATTAAAGATAGCATAGTGAAGAAGATATGATACAACAGTTGTAGATTTGCCTGTTTGACGAGGCATTTTACAAATATTGAATCTATTATTGTGGAAATTATTAATTAACTTTTCTTGGAAATTATATGGTTTAAACTGCTGTAGACCATGATCCAAGGTAACAATTTTAATATAATTTTTTGCAAAATATACTGGATCATTTTTGCATTTTACAAACTCAACAATTTGCTCCTGAGAAAATTCAATAGGAGTATTTGCTTTTTTTAATAAAGGATTGCCAAGATAAATGTCACCTGCCATAAAAAATTACCTACTAATTTCTTCCCAGTCCAGTGAAGCAAAAATATCAGCACCAGCAGTATCAGATGCAACTACTAGTGTTAATTCATAAGGAGTTCCAGTCAATCCATTTCGTTCCAACTGAAACTTAAATAGTGCTTCTTTCAGAATATCTACATTTGCAGAAGATTGGTTATTTGATGAGAAGAAACCAGATGCTAGAATTCTTCCGCCACTTACAGTTCCTCCGTCAATCTTATATTCAACAGCACTATCCACACCTGCACTTGCCCAAGTTCCACCAGTAGTAGTTGCTGATGCTCTCATCTGCCAATTGTATTGTGGACCATTTCCAGTTCCCATCAGTGATAAGGCAGTCAAAATTACAATAGCATCTAATCTGTTTGGAGAAGATTTGAGACGAATAGAAATAACAGGATAATAAGTTCCAGCAGGAGTTGGTAAATCTACTGGTGCTGTAATTGGTGTATTTACTGCCTGTTGCAATCCACGCAGTTCATAACCACCTTCTGAAATTACAGTAGAGCAAACTTGTTTGAGAGTGCTGCTACTTGTGGTAATACCAGTATTAGCAATCTCATATCTCAAAGGAAGTGATGCTGTTGTAATATAAGTTGATTGGATTAGATTTGCATGATGAAATGAGTGTGCATGAATAAATTTTCCATCAATTACAAATCCCATTCTGACTGTGCCAAGACCCAACCACTCAATATCCATCCAAAGAATTTGTGCTTTGGTAATATCTAATGTAATGCCAGAAACTCCAGTTCCGTCTAACTTATCAATATTCCAATCAGATTGTGCAACTGAAGTTTCGGTGCCAGTAGATAAACTTCTTTCTACAAAATAGGGTGTTATCCCATTAATCTCAAAATACATTCCATTATCAGCACCAAAATATCCAACTCTCTGTCTTAAGTTTGTTTTTGGTGTAGCAGGAATAAAAGTATTTAAAACAAGTAAAGATTTTCCTGGTTGATATGAAAATGTTTTGGTAGTTTCTCTAATTGCAGAGCAACCAGCAGTAGTTCCAATACCTATGTTGACTAAACCTTGAGTAGTTACAAATCCAACTGTAGAACCAGTGCCTACAATCAAACTATCCCAGAGATTATTGTCTCTGTATCTATGAGATGAATCAAATAGTGTAAGTGGTTGTGATATTCTGGTTCTCCCAAAAGCATCTGGATTTACACTTACAGGAAATCTATTAAGATTATCAACAATTTTTCCATCTCTTGTTGCTGCACCAAAAACTTCAAATAAAGATCTCTCTTGATTTAAATAATCTTGTATAGTTATATTCCACTGAGCCATAAATTAAATCCACTCTAATTTTGCTGGATGATACCTATTTACTTTAGTAATGTTTGTATTTTTTGGTGCTGCTGGATAAATGTTATGAACAACTGCTCCAGGGTATTCCCCTTGTAATTGTTCTGCTAATTCTAGTTTAGAAGGAATTCCATTTTCCGAAATCATATCAACTCTGTAAATATTTCCTTGCCACATAAAGTCTGCAGAAAATTCTTCTCCAACTTGTTGAGATGGTGATTGTGCTCCAATATTTAAGGTGCCATTAAAGTCACCTGCAATATTAATACTTTCTGAAATAAACTGTTTGTAACTTTTCATTTTAACAGTTCCAAGCTCTTAAGGATTTATTGATTCTGCTGTTTGGGTCGTTAGCAGTTTTTGTTGAAGTTAATTTTGCCTTCATACCTTTCATACGTGCGCAAAATGATGCCCTACGAGGATTTCCAACTTTTTTTGAAGGTGCTTTCAAATCACTTCCAGGATTTTCCCTTTCATAAGATTTTCTTCCCTTCTCATTCAATCCCCCAGATTTATTTTTACCTTCCTTTCTTTGCCATGCAGCAACTTCTACCATAAACTGTGTGAATGATAAACAAGCATCTTCATTTGCAGGGACACAATTTGGAACCTCTTTGCCACCCTTGATTTTAGTTGGAGGATTTCCAACTTTTTTACCTTTCCAACATTTTGAAGCACCAACATTTGCTCTTGCTTGCTTTAGT